TCGAATACACTACCTACTCTGACGTTCTAGCTGGTGGATTCTCTGTTGCTGAAGTATATACAGATTATGTGAATGAAATGACATTTGAGCAAAGCATTAAAGTTGAACGCGCTTTTGACCCATGCTTATGTTTCTTTGATCCTATGGCAAGACTATCACACAAAGGTGATGGTAATTACTGCGGTCAAATGTACCCTAGAACTAGAGACGAATTCATAGAGGAGTTTGGCGCGGAAGGTTTAGACGGCAGTAAATTTACACGTTCCACCAATAGCGGTTACAACTGGTCATACAAGAATGGCACAAAAGACATCGTGCTTGTAGGGTATTTCTATAAGAAGAAACGCAGAAAGACTAAGATTGTCAAGCTTTCTACTGGTCGAACCGTGACTATGGATGATTATAATAAAGTCCTAGAGATATGGGCCGAGCGAGGAATAACCGCACAACCCCCTATAATTTTGCCAGGTTATGAGCGTACAACATACCGAGAATACATAGTTCGTTATACTTTCTGTGAAAATCAGGTGTTAGACGTTCAAGAGACTAACTATACAATGCTACCTTTAGTGTTTATTGATGGAAACTCTGTATTAATCAAGAAAACTGAAGACGGCTCTACTCAGCAAATGACTAGACCTTATGTTTATAATGCCAAAAGCACTCAAGACCTTAAGAACTATGCAGGACAAACTATAGCTGCAGAAATTGAAAACATGGTGCAACATAAGTGGATGGCTGCTGTGGAATCTATCCCAGAAGACTACCTAGAAGCATATCAAAACCCTCAACAAGCCAGTGTCTTATTGTACAACGGCTTTTTGAATCGTGACCCTGCTAACCCTATTCCACCCCCTCAAGCAATCCAAAGAACGCAGACCCCAGCTATTGTGCAAGATGCCTTTTATGGCGCTGACAAGACCATACAGCTAGTTCTAGGCTCATACGATGCTCAGTTAGGGCAAGTGGGTGAGTCCGGCGGTAGCGTCTCTGGTAAAGCTATACAGCAAGGTGCTATGCATAGTGATGCAGCATCAGTTCCGTACCTAGTAGGCTATATCAAAGGGCTCCAACGAATTGGCGAGATAATCCTGGATTTAATACCTAAGTATTACGTTACACCTCGCTCTCTCCCAATCTTAAAGCTAGACGGCAAGCGTGATTACATCCCTATTAATGAAGACCAAAATCCAGATAGTATTTATATGAACTACGATTCAAACGTACTTCAGCTTAAAGTCGAGGCCGGGGTCAACTCTAGCGTCGCAAAACAAATGGCAATGGATCAGTTAATCAAGCTTATGGGAACCAGCGAGCTATTCAATGACTTCATGAACCGTGAAGGATTAGACGTGTTCTTGTCTAACATGGATATACGCGGAATTGAAGATATTAAAGTCAAAGCCGCTGATTATATGAAAAGCCTCAAAGAGAAAGCCGAGGCCGACGCGAACAAACCCGACCCAATGCAGGAAATGGTTCAAGGGCAAATGCAGATCGAAATGGCTGGAATTGAACAGCGCCGTGAGAAAGCAGAAGGCGACCAAGCCGTGGCCGTTGCACGCGTGGCTAATGAGCAATCAAGAACTGACATTGAATACATGCGCCTAGCCAAAGAGGTTCATGACGCTGACATTAGCGCCGCTATGAAGCAACAAGAGGCCCACGCTAAGCAATCTCAAGAGGCTTTAGACACCGCCCTTAAGATAGTTGAGTCTAACAGAGAAAACAGTAACGTTGAGGTAGATATATAGAAAGTTGCGGCATAGGTGGCCGAGTGGTTTAAGGCAACCAGGGTAATAGCTGGTGGGTGGAGTGCTAGACCTCCATCCCTTGGGTTCAAACCCCAACCTATGCACTTTTTTCAATAATTATAACATCTTATGTTGTTCAAATATTGCACACATTAGTTGACTATGCTATAACATAGTTACACGCAGGAAGCGTGGATTACCTACTCATAGGGCAAAATGGGCGTTACCTAACGTTAAAGGGCTTACGGAGCACCCCGGTTAAAAGTGGAGACTAGTGGTATGGAAACTGAAGTAGGTACAGAAATAGTAGAGAGCGCCCCGGCACCGATAGAAAAAATGCTATCGCAAAGTCAGGTTAACGCTTTAGTAGGAAAGGAAAAATCCGAAGCAGCTCAACGTGCAAGAACTGAAGCTCAAGCCGAATATGAGGCTAAGTTATCAGCAATGCAGCAACCTGCAGCCCAAGCAGAAGCGCCTTCAGGCTTTTCTGTAGATCAGATGGTAGAGCAAAAAATGCAAGCCATAATGAAGCAGAGGGAGCAAGACAGCGAGCGTGAGGAATACGAACGTGGCATGAATGAGGTAGCTAATTCCTATTATTCAAAACTAGAACAAGGCAAAGAATTGTTCGAGGATTTTGAGTCAATAACAGGTGATTACGACCCGAAAGATACACCACATTTAACCTACCTATTAGCCCAAATGGAAGATATGCCAGCGGTCATGTATGACTTAAACGCAAACCCTTCGAAAATGGCTCAACTATCTGTAATGGCCTCAACTTCACCTAAGCTTGCACAAAAGGAATTAGCTCGTTTGAGTAAATCCATTGCGCAGAATCAAAAAGCTTTAGATGGAAATGTTGCCGTGCAACCGCCTTTATCCAGACCGCAAAAATCAACTGTTGGCTCGGACAACGGCAGTGCGACGGTAAGGGATTTAAAGCAAGCAGATTGGTTGCGAGGATAGCTTACAAAGCCTGTCAAATCTGAGTCTTAATTAATCTTAATTGAGGGTCAAATCATGGCGAATATTCTACAGTCAGTGCAAACCTACCAGGATTCTGCACTTGCTTACTTACAAAACTATAGCTGCTTTATTTCAACAGCTAACACAAAATTCAAAAATTTTGATAAATTGGAAGCACAATTGGGTTCAACTGTTGGTTTTGATTTACCAACTCGTTATACAACTACAAATTCTTTAGTTGCCAACTTCCAAGGTACTGAACAAAGAGTTCATACTTTAACAATTGATAAAGCTGAAAACGTAGCTATCAATTTCTCTGCTCAAGAATTTATTCTTCAAGCACGTGATTACATGGAAAGATTCGGTAAAGGCGCAATTGAAGAGCTTGCTACTTCTGTTGAGTCTGACGTTGCTCTTAACTGTGAAACTGGCCCATACCGTTTCTATGGTGATGCTGCAGCAGGTCTTAACACATACTTAGAATTAGCTGAAGCTTTAAGCTTATTCCGTAACTTTGGCGCAGTACAAACTGACACTAAAGGTTATATAGACGATACTGTTGTTCCTGCAATCATCAATTCAGGTTTGGCACAATTCGCACCAGACAGAGCAAATAAAGATGCAATGAGCTGGGAATTAGGAAACTTTAGTCGATCAACTTGGTATCAATCAAACTTGTTGCCTGTTCATACTGCTGGTTCTGAAGGTATAAATTCAACCACATTAACAGTGGTTAGCACTGGTCTTGATGCTAACGGTGCAGTGACTTCAATCGTATTTAGTGGCGCTAATGCTGCCTCTGATGCTGATTCAGTTAAACTATATGACAGATTCTCTTTTGATGACTCTGTTGCAGGTCAAGCTAACATTCGTTTCTTAACTTTTGTAGGACATAAGAAATCTAAGAATGCTGTACAGTTCAGAGCAACTGCAGATGCTGCATCTACTGCAGGACAAGAAGTTACAGTTTCTCTTTACCCACCATTGCAAGCAGCAGCAGGTCGTGATCAAAACATCAGCCGTACAATCGTGGCGGGTATGCAGTGTTCTGTTCTACCTACACACCGTGTTGGTATGATCACATCAGGCAACCCTCTTTTCCTTGGTATGCCAAGATTGCCAGAAGAAGTTCCATTCCCAACAGCTAACAAAACAGATCCAGATACAGGCGTTTCAATGCGTATGTACTATGGTTCATTGTTTGGACAAGATAGTCGCGGAATGATTCATGATTGCATCTGGGGTTCTACAGTAGTTCCGGAGTACAGTATGGCTTTAATCTTCCCTGAGTAACGGAACGTGATTGATGCCCCTACATTAAAAGGGGCATCACAGATTAATTAATTAAAGAGGACTTTAAAAAATGACTGTACAATCTCCTATCAAAAATGCTGGCTTGTTTTACCTTAATGGCTTAACAGTAGCCAATGATGGAACTACACCTAACTCAATCGTAACAATCGCCGCTGGTGCAGCTCGTAACTCCACAAACTTAAACGATATCGTTGTAGCAAGCGCTCTAAGCGTTAGCAACATAGTATCTGGCGTTAATGGGTTAGACACAGGCGCAGTAGCCAACAGCACATTCTATGCGTTGTTTGTAATCGGCGATTCAAGTGGATTTGAACCTGCTGCAGGTTTGCTATCTCTAAGTGGATCAGCTCCTACACTACCATTTGGCTATGACATGTTTCGACGTGTTGGTTGGATGTTGACTAGCGGAGCTGCTGCTTTCTTAGCTGTAAGTCAAAGTGGCCTAGGTAATTCACGTACAATGTGGTATCACGTGCCTATTGCAACTAGCATTACTGCTGGTGGATCAGCTACATATGCGGCTGTTAGCTTAGTAGCCTCTGTGCCTGCTCAAGAAGCTGAGGTTATCTTTCACGCTTCATTTACACCAACCGCACCTAATGATGAACTTAACTTAAGACATGGCGATTCTGCTGCTGCTAATGCAGGGATGGCTGTTGCAAGTGGTGCTGTTGCGGGTGTTGTTGAAGTAACTTCAATGAGATGCCCAGCTAGCTCTACATCAGCTTCAGCGGTCGACTACAAAGTGGATGGTTCTGCTGTTGCTCTTAACGTTAGTGGTTATGTAGACGAATTAGGATTGTAATACACTTATAGGAGTGAATTATGGCCTACACTGTTACCGAGCTCATTTCCAGCTCCCTGTATTTATCAGGGATATCTGGGCGTGAGTTCGAGCAGCCCACCGGAACAGAACTGGATGACGGGCTTAACGAATTAAATTTTATTCTTG